AATAAACCTCATAAAGCTTTAAATCAAGTAGCTACTCAAGCTCAAATTATATCTCAAGCTGCTCAAAATCATTCTCAAACTATTTGTACAGCACTTCTTAACGGTATAGCTGCCCTTTCTGCAGCTCAAATAAGTCATTCCTCTGTTTTTCTTGCAGCTATTTCTTGTCTTTCAAAAACTTCTCAAACCGCTCATACCCTTTCTCACAATTCAGAGATTAATCAAGGTTTTTCTTCTTCTTCAAATTCTACTTGTTTTGTCCCTCTAAAAGCCCTATATTCAGGCAATAAATTTACAAAATCTTCTTTTGTACCTCACCTTTCTTTTATTTTTTGAGCTAGATTTAGTTCATCTGCAGAAAACGCAGAGTTATTACTTGTATCTTCTCATGTTGGGTTGATAGTACCACCAGTAGCAATTAATCATGGCTCTACATCTTGTGGTATTCTACCTAGTCCTAAATTATATAAATTTACCATTTGTTTTTAATTAAAATCTAAAACCTCAACTCATAGGAGTGAATTGTCCACCTCATGCACCAGTCTCAAATATAAGATTTAACGAAGAATCATTTGTTGGCAAATTGAAACTTGTACTATCTAAGAAATTATCTACATAGTTTGGATTTGCAACTGATTTCTTAGTCCATATTTCTGTTATATCATTTGGCGTATAGTAATCTATTACACTAGCTCACTTATTATCTACTCATACTTGTATTAACATACTTTGTATTGCTAATTCTCTAGCTTCTTGTTTTGCTATTATTGTTGTTTTACTATCTCAAGGTAATGCAAAATATTTTTTTTCTTCTCTTTTAAATTCTTCTGGTGCTATTGATGCTCAAGATTCTTGTCTTAGAGATGCTGTGATAAAATTCTCTTTATATGTTTCTAATAATTGTTGGTCATTTGATTTAAAGAAATTAGGAGCGTATGTTTGGAATGATTGTCATCCATATCAATTATCTGCAAATTTCTTTTCTAATTCTAATAATTTTTCTGTTGATACAGCCATTCTATTACCAAATGCTAAACTTTTTCTTCTACCATCTGATGCTTTTGCTGGTAATTCAATACTAAGTAATCCTCAGCTTGTGGCTGTATCAGTATCTTTTGATTTAATTGGTATAGCAAATGCAGTTTCTCATAACCAATTATCTCTTTTCATTTTACTATATAATCATGGGCTTTCTCTTTTTATTTGTGCTGACATTAAAGAATATAACTCTCAATCATTTAATTCATTTAAAGGAGTTGTTATAGGGCTTTTAATTCATGACTCTTCATAAATATCTTGGGCATATGATAAATTTGATGCTCTACTTGGTCATCCTACCCATTGAGCTAATCAATTTTGTATACTTGATTTCTTTCTTCATAATGTTATAGCATGTGCTGCTAATCAGTCTTGAATATCTGGGAAATTTACATAATTTCATCATTCTTCAGAAGGTCTTGATGTTCATTGACTAAAGTTTATTCAAGCTTCCGCCCATTCTCATTTTAATTGATCACTTACAGCTCACCAAGTTAATCATGCTGAGTTATTATTTTTAGCCCATGCTTGTCATGGATATTGATTTGCTAAGAATCTTAAATCAGTTCATTGTGTAGTTGTTCAACCTGGGTATATAATATTACCAAATGCATCTTTAGTTCAAACAGTTGTCTCTTGTGTATCTAAGTCTGTAAATACAGTTGTAATACTTCCATCATCATTTCTATATTCTTTTACGCTTGTGTTTCATTTCTTAGTTATCCCTATTTCTTCTCAAGAGTAAACTTTATCAGCAGTTCAATCATCTCTTAAGAAATATAAACCATCTGGTAATGTTTGCCATTTACCACTTACTTTTTCATCTTTAATCTTTTGATTAAATAAAGTTAATTCTTTTTGTGCGGCTACTTGTCTTTGTTCTGATCTTATTTTTGACTCTTCTTGTAATCTTAGCTGTTCATCTTGTCTTAATTCATTTCTTCTAGTTTGGTATAATCAAAGAGCTGTTTGGAATAATTGCTTATTCTGTGAATCTTCAAATTTAGATATTTCTATTTCTGTATTTATATCTTGTTTCATGTCACTATATGTAGCTAGTTTAGAGTTATATTGTCATACTAAACTATTTTTTGATCTTATTAAGTCTTTACTTCTTCTAGCCAATAAAGCATTTAATGCTGATTTAGGTAAATTAGGGAATTCTTTTTTAAGATCATCTTCCATACTTTCAAGGCTAGCGTCTACATCACTAATATTATTTTGTAATCATTCTAATTGATTTCTTGTTTGTTTTAATTCAGGGTTATTTTTAGCTTCTTCTATTCTAGACCTTAAATCAAAACTAAAGAATTGACTTAATTCGTCTGTAATACTAGTTAAAGATAATACATTTTCATTGTCTTTTGTAAAATCTGTTTCTTTAGTAGATGAACTAAGTGTATTTAATCTATCTACTCTTCTTCTAGTTTCTTCTGGCAATAAATTATATTGTCTGCTTCAAATAACTATATCTTTATTATCTATAGCATCTGTTAATTCAGCATCAGTAGCAGTTTCAAATTGTTGTACGTAGTCTAGATTAGATTTATTTCAGAAATGTCTTTTTAAAGCAGTATTTAATTCTGTTTTTAATCATGGTTGTTTCACAGCAAACTGAGCTAGTTCTGTTGTACTAACTCATAATTCAAGCATTTCATTGAATTTATTTAATGTTTCTGTTGATTTAGTTCTTATTCTATCTTCTTCTAATTTAGCAACTTCTATTTTTTCTTTTTCAGTAGGTTCAATCTTAACTTCTTTAACTGGAGTTATTTCTTCAACTGGTGGCTCAACTATTTCAGGAGCAATAGGCTCAACAGGAGTTATTTCAGGTGGCGGAGTTGCCTCTATAGGTGCTACTGGCTCAACTGCTTCTTCAGCAATTTGAGGAGCTTCTGTAACAGCTAATTGTTCTCTAGTAGCCGCTAATCATGCTTCTCTATCTCAACCAGCTTCAGCTATATTTTTTTTAGTCAATTCTAATAACTTTGCTCTATTTTCTCAAGACAAAGATCATTCTTTAAATTGTCATTTAGCTACACCTAGAGCTGTTGTGTTTCAATTTGCCATAATTTTTTAGTTATTATGTATAAAGTATACTATTTTTATTTGTAATTGCAATTTTATCCCTCTACTTCTATTAATAAGTCCATAGCATATCAATTAGAATTCATTCTTAGTACAAATCAAGTGCTATTAATACTAATTACATATCAAATACTAGAAGAAGACCTATATAGATAAATACTATTTCATGAATGTAATCTTGTAATATAATCACTAAAGCTTCAATCTCTATACTCACATTGATTTAATATTGATCAAGAAGTATTTTTATAGGCTGTTCATTTACTATAAGGTCTATAATCTCAAGGTCTAATAGCAGTAAGTGTAATCTTTTTTGGCTCAAATCAAGATGTTATTGTAAAATTTCAAGTACTAAATCAAGAGTGCCAAGTGGTTTCGTCTAATAATCTATAATATTTTTTTGGTGCACTTCCCCATTTAATTCAAGTAGCCTCTGCACTGTCTGCTATTGGGACAGTTCAGTTAGCTCAAACAGGTAATCTAGTCTTTTCTGTAGAATAAGTTAATAAATCTCATTTAGTCGTCAATGTTTCTTCTGAAATTCATCTTACACTAATACTAGCGTCAAGTTTATCTGTAGTAAGTCAAGGAGCATCTTCAATAACTACTTCTTGGTCAGGCAATGTATCTGGTTTAAACTCTTTTTCTGCCATTAGTCTTGTATTATATCATAAATTACTTGTAATTCATAAAACTTAGGTATGTTATCATATGTAGCTGCTCAATCAACATCCCAGTCTATTTGGAATACTATATCATAAAAACTATCTAAAGCATTATATATAACCGTTCTTCAGTCTTCTGTAATGTCTTGTATTGTACTAAATACAGCTCATCAATCTACTTTAGCCTTTAATGTAAGATTATTTGAACTAGATACATCTTTAGCATATATTCTTATTTCTCTTATTTTCTTTTTAGTTGTTTTAACTCATCAATCAAATATAGGAAATATTATTGATCAAGTTCTCATATAAGTAGAATCATCTGCTTTATAGTTTCATATTGCTGTATGTGTAGCATCTGAATATCCATAATAAAACGATTCATTACTTGTAGAGTTTCATACTCAAGTTATACTATTTGCAGCTATATTATTTGGAGATAAATAAAATACTTGTTCAAATCATTTAGGAAAACCTATTCTATCATTTCAGAATGAATGTATGCTATCTTCTCAATCAGAGTTTATTATTAATAGTTGTCAATCATAGCTAATGGCATCACCTATTTCTCATTTATAATAAAACTTTGAACTTCTATTAATTTGTGGTAATTCAGGAACTACACTATCAAATGCTTTTTGTATTAATTCAGCCCTATATCAATTCATAAAGTAAAAATTACTATAGAATCAACTAGCTCATCATATGATATAATCTGTTCAAAGATGTGTTATTACAGTTCTTATTTCATCATTTATATTAATTACAGTATCTACTGATTCACTTATTCAATCCCAAAACAATATTCTTCAGTCTGCTTGATATAATCTAAATACTCATCATAATTGAGTTATTCCGACAATATCAGCTGTTCATAGAGTAAAAGTTGTTTTAACTCATGATGAATCTTCTCTAAATACTTTTTTCCCTACTCATATATAAAGAAAAGAGTCAAGGTAATTGTACATAGGATATTTATCTGCCACAGTTCATCTTAATCAAGCTTCAAGTATTCATTGTACCAGACTTCATGTTCTATTATATAAGTCATCACTTGATATTTTATCATAGTATATATCACTTATTGAGTTCCATTTAGTCATGAAATAAGTACTGTCATTAAATTCAATGGCATTTAGTACATCATTTCAACTTGCTGATGTATAATCAGGTGTGTCATCTGTTCATCCAACCCAATAAATAACTCAATCTTCTCAAAATCAGAATGTTCTTTTATTTCATCAGTCTTCTGTTACATTTATAAATCAAAATATATCTTTAGCATTTGTTGTAACACTTGTAGTAGATATTGGATTAGTCATTGCAAAATCACTATTTCTTTTTAAGTCTATGTTTTCAGCATAAAGAACCTGTGATCATCACACAAGTTTATCATCTCAACTCATTCATCAATAAAATTTATTCCATGTTATTTGTGGACTCATATTATCTGCTTAAAAAAGTATTAGCTGGTGGTAATTCAGTAACTACTGGAGCGAATGTTCTATCTTTAACGGTATTAATTATTCTTTGTAGTTCGTTTTCAAATTCTGTTATAGCATCATTCTTTTCATTTATTCTTCATAGATTAGCATATATAAACTGTTTCATTCATATAGCTAGAGCATAATGATATTCTCTTAGTTCTGAACTTCTTGGGAAAATAGCAGCTTCAACATCTGTTGTTAATAAATCAGGTAAAGTTATAACAGCCTGTACTTTAAGTCAGTTAGATACAGCTTCAGTTGGTGCTGGGTATATAAATAAACTTCAATCTTTAACATCAAAAAATCATTCATCAGTACTTATGTTTTCAGTTAGATAATCTGTCGTCCTTGAATAACTGCTCAATGTATCAGCAGAAACAAGTTTTGAATAAGAATCTCAATCTGACCATTTCATCTCAACTCTTGTAATTTTCTTCATCCCTGACGTTGTTGCACTTGCTCATTGAAATGTATATTCATTTTGGTCAATTACTGGAGTCGTTAAAAATTCATCCCAAAAATAATCCTCATCAATCTGTGTGATAATTCTATTTGCAATCTTATTATATATAATATTAAGATATTCTAATGCTTGTGTATCACCAACTTGCTGATCATTTGTATGCGTTAATGTACGAGCCAAAGCTATTATATTTGAAACATCCATGTTTTATAATTAGTAATTAATTTCTTTTTTTCAATGCTCTTTTTTAAAAGCACTAAAAGGAAGAAATTAATCTTCCTTATTACTTAATGATTAAGTATTAGCTCATAAACTAGAAGCAGCTTCAATTCTATAAAGAGCTTCATTTTTTAGTATACCAGTACCGATTCTTGCTTTAACAGCAACAGTACTTCTTTGGTGCAATGGATCGTCTGTACCAGCAGATCATAGACCTTCAACGAAAGTTTGTAATCAACCTGACATAACAACACCATAAGCATTTCTACCTACAACATAAGTTGGGTAAACATCAACTGTACCAGAACCTCCATCAGCGTAGAATTGTACGTTAGATGAGATAACGATTCTTGTACCGTATAACATTCAGATTTCACCATTCATTATGTTTTCTGGTTCAGAGTATTTATTAACATCAATAAATGTACCTGTACCTGATTCAATTTGTAAATCGTGGTAAACATGTGGATGCATAATTGTAACATAAGAACCTCCATCAAATGTAGGAGCATCGTTAGCTTTAAGTAAGTTAACAGATTTAGCTAAATCAATAGCATTCATTGTATCAGAAGCTGTAATAGCAGCTCTTGAAGTTTGACCAACGTAAATAACGTTAGTACCAGCGTCAACTGTATCTTGGATAACAGCGTCTACTTTATTTGCAAGGTCTCTACCTAATTCAACAGCAGCTTCTTGTATAGCAGGAACTGGAGAATCAGTTAAAACAACATCTGATAAGATTGCATGTGAACCATATTGAAGTAAAGTAACTTCAACATTAGTTAAATTAAACCCTACTTCTGAAGGAGTAGTTCCTTCTGTAAGTTGTGCAGCTGATCAATCTTTATTATCAACTGTAGGGAAAGAATATTTGTTGTATGCGATAGGCAATTCAACATTTTGTGCAACGTCTTTGAAAAATAAATTAGCTTCAAAATTTCTGATTGCAACTCTTCTGATAAATTCTCATAAACTACCAGAAGTCATTATATTTGCGGATGTAGTAACAGCCATAGGTATATAAATTATAGGTTAATATAATGGAATAATCCTATAATTAAATAAGATTAGTTCCTATTACCAAATCCTGCCATAGCTAATTCTTCTTTCATTCAAACCATTAACTCGTCATCTGATAAATCTTTAGTAGTTTTATGTTGTTTTAGAGTAGCTGGAGTGTTTCCAGAAAAACTTAATCTATTAGGATTTGTCGTTTTATGAACGTCTAATCATTTAAGTTTCGCTGCTTCTGAATATGATAAAGTTGGGTGTTCTTGCAATACTCATTCTATTTCTGCAAGCTTTTCATCTCAATAAACACTTTGGAACTCAGTTCTTTCATTGTTTTTAATCTGATTAACTTGTGTAACAGCAATAGCTTTTTGTATTAGGGCTTCAACCTTTTCTTCATTAAAGTCTAATCATGCTAATTTAGCCTCAGCTTCATCAGCACGTTTTACAGCGGCATTCTTTTCTGATAATATTTTCTTAAAACTTTTTGCAGCCTTGGTTGGTTTCTCTTGTGGTTCTGCAACCTCTGGAGTTTCAACTTCATCTAGCGTATCCGCATTTATGCCTGCGTCTGGGCTTAATATTTCTTCTGACATTTGTAAGAAATTAGTAAATAATTTAATATGCAGTTATTTCTGCTAATTTAAAGAGTAGCAATCATCAATACGTCTATTAATAATTACATCCTATCTAAATTAAATAGGAGAACCTGTATCTATCACAGAGTTATATTTGTCTTTTACTGTTTGCGGTGCATTTTTAAAGAACTTCAAGTACATTAATTCACTTCTAAGCATATCATTTTTAGAATATGCTTGTTTATCGTTGTTTGGATTTATATTTAAAACTTCTTCCGTATTAGCAGTTATCTCATGGTCAATCATTTCTAATATATGATTCCAACCAGGATGCTGCTGTAAACTTGCTATATCTTGTAATATTTTTGCTTCGTTATTCATGGTTTATTAGATATCTTGTAAACTTGCTGCTCATTGTTCTTGTCATGCTGCAATTGATTGGCTAGCTGCTTGTGCAGTTATTCATCCAACTCATTTAACTCATTCTTCTGGTAATCTTGGTGCTTGTGCTTGTCAACTCAGTGTATATGCTTGTTGTCTATCTGATATTGCTTTTCTTTTAGCTTCTGTGTCCATTGCTTTTTGGTAAACAACTAGATAAGTCAAGTGATCTTCTTGTAAATTATCTATTTCTCATACATCCATATCTCTATTAAGTAATTCTAGGTCTAATTTTGCTTGGGCTTCTTCTGCACTAGCTGGGAATAGAACGCTTATTTTCTCTTTATCTAATCAATTTGCTTTAGCTATTTGTCTTTTAGCGAATGTTTTACTTATATTTGGAGAAGCTTGATCTTGTAATACTAAATCAGCTATAGTTAATAATGCTATTTTATCTTTTTCTCTTACTTCTGATTCTTCTGTTTTACTTATTATTTTTATATCTATATTAAATCAAGTGTCAATATCTTCTCTCTTGAGAGTAGTTATAACATTACCAAAAGCATTTTGTAATTTAATATTCTTTTCATCCTTAAACTTAAAGAATTCAAAGTATGATCTAAGCCATAATCTCCAGAAAGCTTTTTCTCACCATTGATTAATTTTAGAATTAAGTAATAGTTTAATATTGGCATTCTTTTGTACTCTTTGGTTTTCTGTAGCAGATAAACTAGAATTAGGAGAGATTCATAATGATCTTTCATCTAATCATATATCACTTGAAGCTTGTTGTTTAATAACATTAGGCATATTAAATGCATCTGATTTAATGTTACCTCTATCAACTGGTCTAATCGGATTAGGGTTTTGGCTAAGATTAGCTCTGATATATTTAGGTCAGAATGTATGTTGCCTTAAGTCATTTAAATTCTTTACAGCATTAGTATCTACTAAGAATGTATCACCCCATGCTTCATGTTCAGCTTTTATTCTATTTAAGTTTAAGAATAACTGTTCTGATTTTTGTTTATCTTCCAATAAATCTGGTATAGATATTCAAAAAGGATCTCATTTAAATGGCTCATAATAATTTAATACAATTGGGAAATCTATTTCAGCCCCACTTTCTTTTTCTTCATTATAGACTGCTTCTATTTCTTCAAATCTTACAATTACACTTTCATCTTTAGCTAGTGTGATAAGATATTTCTTTCATTTAATTGTTGTATAATGATTATATATTCAGTACACAGGATTAGATTCTACTTGTTCTCAATTATCGTTAAATCATCTCATTGGGTCAACAATATCTCTTCTTCTATCTTCACTTTCAGCGGTGCTTGGTGCTAATTTATCTAAATTAAAATAAACATCTCAAGTTAAATCATTATCGTTTATTTCTAACTCAAATCAATAAAATCTATGATTGTCTATATATCATAGTGGGTCTGGTATCCAACTTAATGGGTCAACTGATCTAAATACTGGAACTTTCTTGAAATTATCCCAATGATCAAATACTCTTATTCATACTCAATAAAATAACCTATTCCATTGTACGTCATAGTTTAGTTTTTCTAGTTCCATTTCTTCTTGATCAAACTCTGCTAGATTATTTAAGTTATCTGCATATTCATCATCTCACAATTGTCTTCAAGTAAATGTAACAGTCATTTGATCTGTATAATACAATCACATTAAAGCTTGCATTACACTTCTTATTAGTCTTACATATATTTTATGATCTTGATCAGCTATATTGTTATATAATTCTAGTCTTTCTCTAAATAATTCTCTTTTGTTGTTAATAAAATCCCATCAAAGTTTTTTCTCTTCTTGGACTTGTGCTATTATTTCATCTTGAGATACTGGAAACGGAGTTTTAGTCATATTATTATACTTAGGTGTATATTGTGATAATAGCAGATTATTAAATTAATGCAAATTTTTTATACAGCTCCTGATACATCTGATATAAAGTTATCGTTATAATCATTTTCTTCATTTTTTTCGCTAACTGCAAAATATCTAAAACTATCTGCTCAGTGTGAAGCCCAATCGTGGTCATGCTTATCTAAATAAACTTTTCTTTTTTCATCATATTTTTTATGATAATTTTCTAAACATCTTATTCATTGTTTACAACTATCTTTATCAAACCTACACTTAGGCAACATTTCTCTTACTCTGTCTCTATCTTTTTGTACACTACTTGTCCTTTCTATGTAATGAACTTTATGTGCTAAATATCTATCAGTTGCCCGCTCATAACTACTTTTTTCTGATTCAATTCTCTTTTGTTTGCTATCATGTGGGAAAAATAATTGTCATAACTGTAATCATTTCTCGTTTAGGTAATTATCAATATAATCAAAATATTTACTTATATGTTTTCAAGATGATTCGTAGTAATGTATAAAATTATAGAATTGTCAGTCATTTTGTTTAAACCGAACAGAGGTTGAATCATTTCTTCATAAATCAAAATATATGTCAACAGGATTAAATAGCCTAGGTAATTCTGTAATTCTTCATTCATTATCTGCTTTGTTCATTAGATCAGCGTAATAACTTCAAATAGCTCATACATCAAAACTAACATAATACTCTTGTTGAATTTTTTCTTCTGTCATTCATTCATCTCTTTCTTCTTGTATATATTCTTTACTAATAACTCACGTGTCATCAACTGTTAATGATTGATAAAACCGCCTATCTCTTATTCTGGCTGTTTCACATAAATCATAAAAATGATTCTTCCCATTTGGTGTAGAATTAAAAACAGCCCATCATCAGTTTTCTGCTAATATTGGTCTTAATACATCCCAAACTTCAGGATTTTGATATGCGTATTCAGAAAAGATTACTCATTTCCAGTTAGTTCATCTTATTGTATCTATTTTATCACTTCATAAAATCTGTATAAAACTACCATTTTTTAATATAAATTTTAATTCTGTTCAATTACAAGACTCCAATGCTTCAGTGGGGATATGATCTTTAAACTTTTTTCAGTTTTTATCTATTGAATCCCATATAATCTTTCTTCATTGAGCATATGTTGGTAATATATAAGCATAACCTCAAACATCTCATATAGCTGCCTCAACAGTTAAATTAAAAAATGTTTTATCTTTTCATGCTCTTCTATGCCATTTAGTTACAGCTCTTTTTCATTTAAATCAATCTCAACTTCTCATATATTCTTTAAGTGGAGTTTGGTATACTCTGTATTCTAGATTATGTGGCAACTTAATTTTTTTAACCATTAATATATTTTATTATTATTAATATCATCAAAAGCATCAAATAACTCTTTATATACTTTTCATCTATTTCAATAATATGGATTTAAATACCACTTATATCAAAACTTATCATCTATCTTACACTTTAATATTATTCCTTCTTTACTTAATTTAGCTCTAAACTTATTTAATCATCATTCACTTAATCATAATACACTAAAATCTAAATCATTATAATATCACATTGATAAATAAAGTATTATGGTTTTTGCCATCCTTTCTGGTCAAACTTTTGACTCTAAGATATTAATTAAATCTATATCAGCATTTAGCATAGTAAAAGAATGTTTGCAATTATAAAATTTTGAGTATACTGTCATTAGTAGAGATATTAAAAGGTTGTGTTGTTACACCTATTGTATCTCTTTTTTATTTGTTTGCAAACTATATTACCCTTAACGGTAAAACTACCTTCCTAGAGGGTAATTAGAATTACCTTACAGGAGGGTAATTTTATTATTTCAGTATTGGCTAAGTGTAAATAAAAAAGTAGCTATTTTGCTACTCTTATATATTATAGGCAGGTTTTCATAACATAGTTATTCTTTAACTTAATATAAACTGTACTGTTTTATCTTTGTCTCATGTATCTCAGAATATAGCCTTTCTTTTAGTAGAATTATTTGCTAAATCAGATATTATTTTAGTATCCGGTAAAGAAACATCTCATGATTCAATATTTTTTACAATTGTGTCATAAGTTATACCGTTAGAAAGTGCTATTATTTTATCATCATTTTGCAGTATACCATCCAATATTTGGCTTTCTGTTCCGTTTTGTTCCAACTCCTGTAGTATTCTGTTTGCCGTTCATAAGCCAACTCCAGCCTTTTTTGCTACTTCTCTTTGAGTTGCTAAAGGGTCTTTCAGTACTTCTTTAATCACTTTAGATTTATTTTTTAATTTGTCTTTTCTTATCATTATATATTCTATAATTAAATAAATAACTGAATACATAATTTTCTATAAAGCTTATATATCCAGTTAATTCCGATGTTGTTAATACTGTAATTTTCATATTTAAATAGTTAATAATTAGTGTTTAAATACTATCAAAATAGTACGATAAATCAAATTTAAATTAATCCTTTCTTTTTAAGGTTATTATAAATCCTAGTCGTCATTTTTCTTACTTTTGGTTGTTCAACTACTTCTTGTCTTTTATACATGTTATCAATAGTAGTTATTTTAGGTTTTTTTAATTCTTCTTCTTGTACAGCTATTTCTTTTTCTACTTCCTGTTCGTCTAGTTTAGCTATAATGTTTTCTAGTTTCATTTTACTAGAAGGGTACCTTCATTCTTGTTTTTTGAATGCTTCTCTCGCTTCTTGTAGTTCCATAGTGTTATATGTTATTTAAATAAGTATCAATTCATTCTATTAAGAACTCATCACTCGCCTCTGTTACTAGTTTGTTGTATGGCTCTATCTTATCTTTGTATTTATCTGCTATTGTTTTTGTAGCTTCTTGCAGCTCTTTATTGTATTCAGCTAACCATTCGTTATTTTCTTTGTTTATGTCTGCTATTTTTGTTTCATAGTCAAGATTAGTCATATTAATAGTATGGTTTTTTCTTCCTATTTTAAACATTATATCAATGTCTCAATTAGGGTAGTTTTTTAATTGAATTTTTTTAGCATCTTTGCTTTGGTCTTCTATGTATTGCTTTATGTCCATTTTTTAATTTTTAATAATAAATCTATCTATGTTAATGTGTGGGACAGCGTCCGTTTGATCTTTCTTTTCTAAATAAAGAATTCAGTCTTTAGAGTAATGCCTGTCTACATTTTGGTTAACAGCCATTTCTACTTTTCATTTCTCTAAAATATATATGTCCATTATATGTAAATAAGTAAATAAATCAAGTTTTAATCTGTGTCTCCCTTATATGTTAAATGTTAAGTATTAATCTTTTACTTCTTCAAATAAACCTTCTTTATTTACTTTGTATTTAGTTATTATATTCTTCCCCCGGAATCAATGTTCTGACATAATAAAATCATTAATATTTTCATTTGGTCATATTCATTGCCGCATCCATTCTTCAATACACAAATATCATTCATTGTTTATATACATTTGTTTATAGTTATTTATTAAATCCACGTGTTGTCTTTCTCGTCAAACATATCCATTATGTATCAATCTGGTTGTGCATATAGTATATGAACTACAGCCATACAAATCTTTTCAGAATATTCACTAGCGTGTGTTATTTCTAAGTCATACTGTTCACCGTATGTGCTTACTCTGTATACATGTATATTATCTCATACTAGTGTTGCTCTCTTCATAATTAATCTTTAAATCTATCTAATAAGCTATAACCAGTTAATATTAAAAATATAGTTAATGGTATTGTAGCAAATCACAACAACCAGTATGTTTTACATATATATCATATTAAAAATATAGTTGTAAAAATTAAAGTTATATAAAATAAGAATTTACTTCATTTTGGATACCAATATCAGTTTATTTTTTCACTAACTAGTTTTTTATAAAAATTCATAATCTTATTTATTAATTAGTAAAAGGTTAACATATCAGAGCTTATGTGTTGTTAATTACTAAATATATATCAACATGAAATGCATGTTCTATTCTTTCAATTATTAGTACATTTACATATTGGGCACTCTTTAGGTTCTTCGTTCCTTTCTACTGTGTCATTGTTTCTTGATCTTCACTTAAGAAAAGCTTGTCTATTCTCATCACTCATACTTTCTACATATTCAATTTCTACCATAGACATAACACATAGTAAAAGATTTTTAACACCTTCTAATTCTTTTGTTACATGTCTACTTTTAATTAGTCAATAATCATTTTCTTCTCATTCCTGAGCTTCATAAGTTACTATTGTACATTTTTTTGTTTCTGTTCCCATTATTTAAGTTTATTAATATATTTTTCTATGCTTTTTATACTTAATTGTTGTTTATCATTCTTTATATTACTAAGTGTTGTTGTGTATATTCACATAGTTTCTGCAATGTTTTTTGACTTATTATCAACCATTAGTTTTTTAATAAGCTTAATTAATTCTTTTCTCTTTTTAATTAAGTATTCTAGTTTTTCTATTATCATTTTTATTTAGTTAATTGTTTTTTAAGTTCTTCAAAGCTTTTCTCACTTATTTTTATATCTTTTCAATCTATAGTAATAGTTTTAGTTATTTCTTCATCAACCATTATTCAACTGATTTCATAAAAAATATCTGCATCAAAATTAGGTAAGTCTTTTACTTTATCTCTGTCCTCTTCTGTAGTATTTTCATAGCTTTTCTTAAACGCTTGTTTGTATTCATAACACCTTAAATATCAACCAGTAGTAACATAACTAGGATAACTATCCTTTTCTTTATCTGTCATATTTTTTTCACTAACCCATTTAATTAATTCAAAAAAGAAAAAATCAGGGAAAATTATATCTCAATATTTCTTTCAAGTATCTTCATTAAACATTATTACTGTAGGGGTAATAGTATTCAAGTTTCAAGTATTCCTGTTTCAAGTATTCCAGTTTCAAGTATTCAAGTTTCAAGTATTCCAGTTTCAAGTATTCCAGTTTCAAGTATTCCTGTTTCAAGTATTCCAGTTTCAAGTATTCCAGTTTCAAGTATTCCTGTCTCAAGTATTCCTGTTTCAAGTATTCCTGTCTCAAGTATTCAAGTTTCAAGTATTCCTGTCTCAAGTATTCAAGTTTCAAGTATTCATATTATTTA